TTAAAAAAGATTTGAAAAGGAGTAGAATTTTCTTCGTTTTGTTGTGTACAAAACTCTGCTAGAATATCTAAGGCAGCGTTAACTTCACTGTCTGTGTCCATGGTGTCGTATTGATTATAACGGTCAATACGATTTGGAAATCCAGAATATACATCTGGCAGATAACTGCTGTAATTCAGTTTACTACCTGTTGGTCTGTAGTCAGCAGATCCACTAATTGGACTTAGTGATCCAGATGTATTAACAGGTGTGAAGTATTTTTTCCAAGACATAGTTTATGCGAACAGGTTACCGTCCAATCCTTTAATTGCATCAAGACTACTACGACCAATGTCTACATTAGCTTTAGAGTGTGTAATCAATGTTGCTATGTTCTTATTTAACAGTTGTAGCTCGTCTAGCAGATCTTTAGAGTCAGTATTGTTAGACACACTATCCATACTTGTATTAGCTGGTAGGTCTGGCATTTTTAAAGTTACCGGAATGGTTCTACCATCTGGCAACGGTACTGCTGCTTCCCAACCTGCTTCTCCAAAAATTGATGGTTGATTGGTAATGCCTCCTGAGGCAAATCCCATAGTACCTTGTTGTTCAAGATTTTCAGAAATTTCTCCCGATGTCGCATCTCTTGTCTGAGGATTAGTAGTCCAAGTCCACAGACGAATCTTTTGCCAAATCATATCCATTAATTTGTTAACTAATGTTTGCACAAACCCTTCTATTTTTAACATAAGACGACCTACACCGCCTTCGGAAAATAAATCTGTAAGGAATTCCTTAACCTTTACAACAAATTTTTCTAACCACTCGCCTAATGGTCCTACTTTTTTCATAGCAAGGTCTAATAACCAAAATCCAAGATCCATTGCTATGCCTACTAATGGTTCTAGAGCACTAAAAAGCATGTCACCTAGTTCTTTCAAAGATTTTTCCATTCTTCCTGCTGCTGCTGCGCCGCTGTTTGCCTGTGCCGCTTGTTTCTTTCTTGCATCGTTAAAAGCGGCTACAATTGCTGTTTCTTCAGTTATTCGTTTTTTACTATAAGTAGCAACTGCTGCCTGAGTACTTTGCAATGTAGATGCAAATTTATCTCCAGTCATTCCTCCTGCGTTCAACACTGTTTGAAATTGTTTTAAATCTTTAATATTCCCAGAAACTGCTTGACCAAATATTTTATCTAATGCATTTTGACTCTGCTGTAAAGTTTTGCCGTTTTTAACTGTATCTGCAAAAGCATCAATGCTATTTCGTCCCGATTCCATAGTTGCTACATACAGTTGAGCTTCTTCGGTGAGAGGCGGAAGTCCCATTAGTTTAGCTTTTAATGCATCGGCAGCTCCTTTACCTCCACTTTCCATTGCTAGCCGCATTGCAGCATTGGCTTTATCTCTTTCATCTTCATCTAACCCGTTAAGATACGCTTGAAAATTAACATCAGCCGCAGCTTCTTCTTGTTCTTTTTGTAATTGTTCTCTGCTTTTACCTGTAAGTCTAGCCAGTACGTCTAATTCTTTTGCGTAGTTAGCAATAGATTCTTGTGTCTTGGCAGTGTTCTTTATCTGCGATTGTGTAAGACCACCGTTGATTCTAATATAGCTAGCCGTAAGTTCGTTAATATCTTTAAAACTATAACCTAAACCTAATAGTTCGTTTGATAATCTACCATTAACTAACCCGCTGTTGAGTTTTTTAAATTGTTTAAATCCATCGTCGGCCGTTGCCCCTAGCAGTGCTATTGCATCGGCAGCTTTAGACATTACTTCACCATACTCTTGCAGACTTAATCCGGCCTGCAATGCTGAATGTCGTACGGTACCTAAGTCACCTGCTAGACCAATACCAACTTTTGATATAACTTTGTATGCTTCGTAGTTGTCTTCATTTAATTTTACAATAGCTTGAAATAGTCCTGCAATTACTCCTAGACCAAAAGGAAGGTCTTTCAGTGCTCCAAATAACCCACTTAGCTTTCCAGTACCATCCATTAACTCAGTGGCAAAGGCTGTTAAATTACCTATAGTTTTAAAAATTCCAGCAGCTAGATCACCTAACACTGCACCAACACCTCCGGCAAATGACTCAAGTTTACTAATTTTATTACTAGCATCATTACTACTATTAGCTAATTGTTTAAGGCCAGCATTAGCCGCTTCAACTTTCTTTGGATCAAGCGTTTTACTAGCCATGGTCATTAGCTTTTTATATTCAGCTTTTGAACCAACGGTGGCCATTAGCAGAGCTCGAAGAGTAGTCTCCGTCGCTGCATTATCTAACGAAACTTCTGCGTCGCCTATTTGTCCAGTTACATTTGCCATTGTTATTTTCCAGGATTCTATGCGTATATAAATACTACGCAGAGTTTTACAAAGTTATTTATCGGAGAGTTAAAACATGATTCCACAGCAACAACCGGCAGTAAATCCTTTAATGGGCATGATGCGCCAGCCTAAAATCTATATTCGTTTGCCCAGCAGAGGCAATTTTTGGGCCGAAGGCAGCATAGTCATGCCAGAATCTGGAGAGTTTCCAGTTTACTCAATGACAGCTAAAGATGAGCTAGCATTAAAAATTCCCGATGCCTTAATGAACGGACAGGCTGTAATTGATGTTATTCAAAATTGCATGCCTAATATTAAAAACGCCTGGGAATGTCCTAACTTAGACATGGATGTTATTTTAATCGCTATACGAATTGCTACTTACGGTGAATACATGACTGTGCCTATTAACATCGCAGAGTTTAACAGTGAGTATCAAGCTGACCTAAGGCAGGTACTTGATCAATTACAGAGTCAAATTACCTGGACTAGTGAAGTTTTAATTAATGAAGACCTAACAGTGTATACACGGCCAATTAACTATAAAACTATGACTTCAAGTGCTCTACAAACATTTGAAACTCAAAAAATTATTCAAATTGTTAACGATGATGCATACTCTGAAGAAGAAAAATTAAAAGCATTTAAAGAAAGTTTTAATAAGTTAAATCAACTCACGATTGGTATAATCACTGACAGTGTGTATCATATCGAAAGCAGCCAAGGTGCTACTAGTGATCCTAAATTTATCAGTGAATTTCTAAACAACACTGACAAAGAAATTTTTGATAAAATTAAAAGTCATATTGAGACCATGAGAGACATTAATACTGTTAAACCCATGACAATTGATACCACTGACGAAATGCGAGCAGCCGGAGTTACATCTGATAAAATTGAAATTCCTATACAATTTGATCCAGCACATTTTTTCGGTTAAGGCTTTTGTCTCTTAGCCTTGATGAAATTCAAGAGTTAAGTGAGAAAATGGAAAAGCAGACAAAAGCCTTAAAGAATCAATTATACAAACTATGTTGGTACATGCGAGGAAGTTTATCTTTCTCAGAATCATTTGATCTTAGTTTAGAAGATATTGAAATTATTAGTGAGATTATAAAAGATAATCTCGAAACTACTAAGAAAACACAGATGCCGTTCTTTTAAAGCACACGCCCTAAGAAACGACTGTAGAGTTCTTTATGCTCACGTACTGGCACCATCTGGGAAGATCCGTCAGGTTTGGTAATAAGTTTATTACGCTGTGCTCCTACTTCAGAATCTTTAAACTTACCACTAGTTCTAGATGACAGTGTGTCGCCTGATTGCAATCTAGCTTTGAGTGCAGCCTGTTGTGCTTTGGGATCAGGCTGAGGCGCTCCGGGGCGAACATCGCCTACTGCACCTAGTCCAGACGGAGCGGGTGTTGTTGTGGGTTGGGCAACTGGTTGTCCTGGAGGACCCATTTGATCCTGTGCAGTTTGTGCGGCTGCTGCCTGTTGTGCTATTCTTTTTTCTTCCGGAGTCTGTGGTGCAGCAGTTGATGTTGTCTGGTTTGGTGCTGGATTTGCTGCCATATCTTGTTGTGCAACATCTGCGGCTGCGGCTAAATCTGCTTTTCTTTTTTCTTCCGGAGATTGATTTGCAGGTTGTGCTGTACTAGTAGGCTGAGTTGTAGGTGTTGTGTTAGTTGGTGGAGTTGTTCTTACAAATGGTCTAACATTAGAATTAGATTGGGCTGCTGGCTCTTCGGTATCTTGTTGATCATCAGCAGCCGGTGCTGTTAATTGTTGACGTAGCTGACTTATTGCAGCCTGATGTTGACGAATTTGATCTCTAATAGCTACAGGGTTTGAAGTTGTAGGAGAAGACTGGGCAGCACCCGAAGGTGCTGTTCCAGCTGCTGGTTGTGTCGTATCACTACCGCCAACTGCGGCTTTACCTGCTTGATAACCTTTCTTTACTGCACCGGGAATACCTGCAATACCACCTGCAACAGCTCCTACGCCTCTGGCAACTCCGCCAACCGCTTTGCTGATGCCTTGCCCGACATCTAGTTCACTTAGTTGCTGTTGTTCTACTAGTTCTTGTATTTTCATTTAGAGTAATTCCTGATCACAGTAATGTATTTATAAATGAGCTACGCTCATTTGTTTCTTCGTTAACACTCGAAACATTTTAATCATCGTAGATGATGTAATATTATCCAGATCGTTCAGTCACACTTTGCCCAGGGCGGGCAAAAAATGAAAATTATCCGAGTCGAACATTTATCACCTAGCGTTACTGCATTACAGTGGCGGTCATCCTGTACCACGAGCAGCGTCTTTATATGACGGCAACAATCAAATATACGCTAACATACTTGAATGCCTGGGGCTTTTTCCCCTCCTTTTGCCTATTTTTACTCTATTCAAACAACCAAACAGCAGGCTTTTTGCTATCGCGGTCCTGTTAAGGATACTGGTTGAGTACTCTTTTCAGCGAAGAGAATTCCGTCCCTGTGATCCGAGATCCAGGTTTAGGGCACACGACATCGGCCTGTGCTAGCCTTTACTGATTTGGATTAGAGTTTGTCTCTGATGTGGGAGCCATGGACACGAACTGAAATTTGTCCGTTATAATAGTCGTTTGATTCTAATACTTTGCGGTCGAATTGTTCACGGGCCTCAATGTATGATGTTTCTGCTTTGCTTTTACAGTAGTGTAATATTTCTCTTGTGAAATTTTCTTTGCCGTGAAGCTCAACATCTTTGTTGAGCTCTATATTTGAGCCGTAATAATCTTGCCAATCGCTGTCTATTTTGCTTCTGATCTTCTTTTTCTTCTTTGTGCCGTTCTTCAACTTTATAGTCTTGTAGGTCGTTTTACTAAACTTTGCTAATTTTTTGCCAACATAAAGTCTACCCGTAGTATTACATGAGATAAGATAAACAAATCCCACACAATCTTCGGGCAGTTCTGTGACTATAGAACCTTTATGGTACCAAGTCAATTACTTTGCTACCTTGGCTTCCTTGCGAGCATTCTTCTCGGCTGTAATTTCATTACGACGAGCTTTCACTGCCTTGCCTAAGTCAGCCAATGCCTTACGGGCACGGGTACCTGCGGCTGAATTACCGCTTTCAAATTTTGTATTTTCTGCCATGTATGCATCATATGCTGCGGCCAAATCTGCCTGGGTTGTCATCTTTAATCCTTTTTAATTTTTTTCGTTGAGCTTCACGCTCTTTTTCACTACGCATCTGCTCTTTGTATTCTACTCTCTTAGTTTCTCTCTCAATATTATATTGTCTTTGAACAACAAGCACTTCGTTTCTCAAAGCCATAGTAGTGGCTTTGATTTTTTGTAGAGCTTTTTTAACTTCTAGAGCAGAAGTATTGCTAGTTCTTTCTTTTAAGTGTATGTGTCCGTTGTGAAGTTCGGCAAAAGCTGCCAACATTTCTTCGTAAATCTTGTTATAGTTGTTTAGCATTATGCCTCAACGTAGTCTGCATTATTTGAATAACTGGTAAAACCGTTTTCTTTAATAACTTTCAATACATTATTCACTCGACTTATCAGTTCGTCTTTGTGTGATATCAAGTATATATTCTTATTACGTTCACGTGCCATCTTTTTTAGGATCGCAAGCCCGGCTTCAACGCCCGCAGAGTCCATACCTGCATCGATAAGTTCGTCAATGAATAATAAATTAATGTTTTGATATAAATTCTCCCACACATCACGGAATGCCCAGCTTAAACTCAGTATCAATCTATTACGTTCTCCGCGACTTAAATTGTCAAAATCTAAGTCTTGTCCAAGTTGTGTGATCTCGACATTCAAATCATTTAAGAAAATTACCTGGTGCGGTAATCCCATCTTGTTAATATAGTAACTTAGCCGCTTGTTTAGATAGCTGAGATTCTGATCTATAATCTTTTTACGAATAAAACTGTCTTTAGATGTTAATAATTTCAATAAAAACTCTTGATGATCCTTGAGTTTTGTTAAATTATTAACCGCAGACCAATCGATTGCCTGTATGGCAGTGTTGTTTAGTTCGACAATCTGTTCCTCATAAGGATTAATTTCGTCAAACTTCTGTTGTAGACTATTTTCTAAACTGGCTAGATTGTTTTTATGACCTAATGCTTCAGCTTCTGTTTCGTAGAACGTCATGGGAGGTCTAGGTTCTCGTTCACCGGGGCCTAATTCTTCTATAATTTTATTATAGTCACTGTTAACTTTATCAAAATAAGTCTGTGCTTCTGTTAAATGCATAGCAGCAGTAGCAGTCATTTCTTCATGTTTGTGATCATGTAGTTCTTGTTCACAGGCATGACATTTCTTATTTGCCAGACTTTCTAAGTCCTTGGCGTACTTCTTAACAGTTTTTTCAGCTTGATTAACCGCAGTTTCTAATGTAGCTCGCTGTTTGTTTAAGTCATTGATCTTCTTATTGTTCTCAGTCCATGCTTTTAAATCAATGTGAGCCTGTAATTCTGCTTCAATGTCAACGCTTTCTAACTGTAAAATTGCTTTACCTAGCTTTTCTAAGTCATCGTTTTTCTTGTTTTCCCATGCAGAACTCTTGATTCCGAGACTATCAATACTACGTTGTACGTTTTCGTTAGCAGTCTTTATACCGTCAATTTTATATGTTTCTGATTGTATTGAATCTTTAGTAGACTTAATTTCAGCTTTTAATTTCTCAGCTTTTTCACTTAATAACGTAATACCTAGTAGCTGTTCAATTACTTCACGCTGATCAGCAGCTTTCATTGATAAAAACGGCTCAGTATAAGTGTTCAACGCCACTAGATGCTTGAACATAGTATGACTCATACCCAGTAATTCTTCAATGGTTTTCTGTGTTTCTCTGCTATCGCCCTGACTTTCGTCTTCGTCTTTGGCTTTTCGTTCTTGATTATTAACAAATAATCTTAATAAGTTGGGTTTTCTACCACGCTCAATTCTAAATGCCTGTCCGTTAACTTCGAACTCTACGGTTACTAGTAGATGTTTAGCATTAGTTTTGTTAATTAAATTCTCTTTACGGATGTTTGTTAGTGCTTGTCCATACAGGGCATAGCTAAGAGCATTGATAATTGTAGTCTTACCTGTGCCGTTGCGGCTTCCGCTGTCGTCTCCGCCTAGGTCAATATTTTCACCTAGTACTAGAGTAAGGTGTTCTTTGTCAAAGGTCACTGCCTGTGTTTGATTGCCGACACTGAGAAAGTTTTTAACAGTTATATTTTTAATTAGAAACGACATATTATAGGTTATTATAAATTTCAAGTAAGGTTGATTTGTCAAATGCATCTGATTCAATGTTTACCAGTTGTTCAGTTACAATTTGATCTACACTTTCAAACTTTGCATCAGTTTGATCTTCGACAAGTATATCTATATTATCTTTGTCTTGAATAAGACTGATTTCTCTAACATCATGCTCTTTAACAAACGTCTCTTTAATAAAATTAGCTTCTTCAAAACTAATATCAATATCCAGATTAATCTTTAGATACATTTTGCTTTGCATTAGTGTATCTTTTTCTTCAATTAATCTACTGAGTTTTAGACTTCTAAACTTAGGAGCATCGGGCCAATTACGATATTGAGGAACACCGCCCCATTCCATGAACATCATTCCGCGATCATCATCCCAAGTGTCTGCAAAGTTGTGGGGAAAAGCATTACCAATGTACACTACATTGCCTTTATGCTGCCGTTTATGGAAGTGTCCTGAGAATACATATTCTGGACTAGATAAATCACCACGCTGTAGTTCGCCGTGATCTGGCATCTGCACCATAGCGTTCATATAAAAACTAGGTAACTCAAAGTGCCCGAAAACATATCGTGACTTTAAATCCTTCATGGTCTTCCATTCATCACCTACTAACCAAGGGACTAGGGTAACGTCATCAAGAGTTGTAACACGGTCTACAACCGTGACTCCTGGAATATGCCGACCAAAGGCACTGGAATGAACGTCACGCTTGTCCTTGTAGAATAAGTCGTGATTGCCTGGAAACCAAAAGAATTGATCAAATGCAGCACCAAGTTTTTCCAAACATCTTAGACTAGAATCTAAGGTAGTTAGATTAATGGTATTCCGATTATGATGCCAGTCACCAAGAAATATACAGGTATCACACTGTTCTTTCTTGGCTTCTTCAATAAACCAATCTACAAAATATTCGCAATCCTGATTGTGCGTAGCACTATTTGATTTTAATCCGAAATGTATGTCTGTGAAACATGCAACTTTTTTAAACAAGGGCATTAATTAGAGTCTCCTACTTGAATAGTATAGCAAAATACAGTATACAGATCAAGCCCCATCCTCTTCATCAACATCCGGTTCTTCTGATTTTGGCAATTTAAAGTTTTTGTACAGTTCAGCCTGTCGTGCAGTTTCTTCAGCAAACTCATCTCGGCTTTGTCTAGTCATACTTGGAGTAAGTCCGTGTGACTCTAACATATCGTCTCGAATATTTTGCATCTTCTTTTCAATGTTAAGTACCCGAGTAAATGAATTAGTCACTGCGGCTGTATAGTAAGCAAAGGGATTTTCTGATTTTGATTCGTCAAACTGTAGACCAATTTGACTTAGCTGTAGAATAGCCTGTCCACGCATTTCATCGTTGTAAGTATAACCGCGCCAGTTTGATCGTTGAGCATATCTTTCTGAAAGTTTGATAAACATCTTTCCAAGATTTTCAGTAATGCGTCCGTGGTCTTTGTTAAAGTGCCCAGTGACTAAATCGCCCTTCCAATGACTTTTACCGACACAGATAAGTTGATCAGTGTCGTCAAACTTCCAGTGTTGGAACGGGGGAAAATTTACTTTGTCATGACTATCTGCTGTGGTCTTGGTAGTTTTTTTACGACCAGGCGCCAAGGGTATATGATCAAATGTCATAATTCGAAATACTAGATCTATCTTTTGAATAGTTTTATAATCTGGTGTAACTTCTGCTAGTTTGATTTTCTTATCACCGT